TGTTCCAACAGATGTGATGTTTGGTTGAGCATTGGTTGTTACGGTATTAGCAGTTCCAGAAATATTAATACTATAATTTCCAGTAAGATAGCCGTTTCCAATCGTTCCAGAAGTGATATTACTTGCATTCAGTGAGGATAACCCTGCGCCTGAGCCATAATGATTACTCGTTATATTACCTGCAGTTATATTACCGGTGACTGCTAGTGAAGTCAGCGTACCAACAGATGTGATGTTTGGCTGCGCGCTATATGTTATGTTGCCTGCACTAACTGCATAAATTGCATTAGCTACTGCCCCGGTCACATTCATACCAGCCACGGTTCCTGCACTCGTTGCATAATTCGCGTTTGCTACGGTACCGGTTACGTTAGCTCCGGATACGGCGTTGGCAATATTTGCCACGTTTGAAAATGCTACTGTACCGACAATATTTGCCGCAGCTACAGAATTTGCCACGTTTGCTATATTAGCTTGAGAAACAGAGCCAGTTACGTTAGCGCCCGCAACCGAGTTAGCAGTTCCGGCCACGCTTGCAGATGCAACAGGTCCAATAACGTTAGCCCCACTTACTGAATTTGCAACAGCAGCATAAGACACCGTTCCCGTTACGTTAGCACCTGCTACTGAGTTTGCAGTTGTTGCATATGCCACAGGACCACTTACGTTAGCACCTGCTACTGAGTTTGCAGTTGTTGCATAAGTAACTGCACCGATGACATTGGCACCTGCTACTGAGTTTGCAGTTGTTGCATAAGTAACTGCACCGATGACATTGGCACCAGGAATAGATGTAAGACCGGCACCATTACCAAAATGATTTGCGATAATATTTGCACTGGTTATGTTTCCAGTTACAGATAAGTTTGCAAGTGTTCCAACCGATGTGATGTTTGGTTGAGCACTAGCTGTTACTGTACCTGCCGTGTTTGCATTAAGTGCCGCTGTTGCGGTACCAGTAATGGAGCCAGAAACAATCAGGTTTCCTACCGTTAATGTGTTACTACTTGGTACATAATAAAATGCAGTATCCAATCCTAATCCTGCATTGGTTGTTGCTGATGCAGCAAAAGTAGGATAATATGTTGGGTTTAAAGTACTGTCATCTGTTACAGTTACTGTAGCCGATTGACCTGCGTTTGCAGCATATGATGCATTTGCAATTGTTCCGTTTATATTAGCAGCAGTAATGTTAGACAGATTGCCACCATCACCATAATGGATGGCTGTTACGTTTGCTCCAATAATATTTCCGGTTGCTCTAATATTTCCAGTAACATCCAAGGTGTAACTTGGACTAGTCTGCCCAATGCCAACGTTTCCACCCGATGTTATACGCATCCTTTCATTTGTGGATAATGTTCCCCCAGTGAAGAATTGAATATTGGAGGCATTTGCAGTACCGATGCCTAAATTGGTATTTCCAGTGTATATATAACCATCCGAGGGACCAGTTATCGTCCAATTGCTGTTGCTCCAAGAATTGCTGAGAATGCCAATATCAATAAAATTATTGCTTGCGCTTGTTGGTCCATTGGTATCATAAATGGAAAAGTCAGCAGACGCATTTGGTGTTGCGCTCTGATTCCATAACCACACCTGTAGATAATTTGGCACATTGCCTTGAAACCCGCCGATTGCACTATTACCGCTATCATAAAAAATTTGTGCATTGGCCGTAGCATTAGTGGTATAAAAGCCGCCTGTCACATAGATATTGGCCGCATTTGCATAACCAGATATCAAAGAGTTATTTGCAGAAATATTTCCAGATAGTGATATTGCATTTGCTGTCAAGTTTCCGTTGTTATCTGTAGTAGCAATTATTACCCACTGATTCGCTGAAGACGCGCCATCAACCGGACATACACGAAGTACCGCGTTTCCAATATCATACCAAAGCTGACCTCTAAGTGGATTAGCCGGTGGGGTGTTGTTTGCAAAGTTTTCCAGTAGGTAAACGTAATTGGTATCAAATACCTGTCCGTATCCCGGATACAGTCTACCCGGAAGACCAAGCGACGATGCTGTGGTATTGATTGTACCATCTTGAATGGTGCATAATGTTGCGCCGTCACTTTTAATAATTACGTATGACATCTACTCATCCTGTTATTTAAATAGTCACCAAGTTAGTAAGTGCCTGAATGCGAACAGTATAATCAATTTGAATCTGTCTGTTCAAAGACTTCTGCACTGGGTGGAATACCACGTGTGTTAATAGTTGCGTAATAGGATTACCGCTACTGTCGGTCCCGTAGTTAGCCAGTAGACCGAGTTCATCAAAAGTGTATGTTGATGTTAGATCGGTGCTATTATCAAACGCCTGTTGACCAGAAGGTTCACCGTAGTCAAGCAAACACTGAACAAGGATATCAGTATATAAATTTCCAGTGGTATGATATACAGTCATTTTATTTCTAGTTGGGTCCAGATTAAACACGCTGGTGTCATCTACAATCTTCGCATAGGTCTGATTATAAAGAGCAGCATTCAATCCAGTTGTGTTTGGTGGCAAATAGGTAATAACACCAGTTTCATCAACTGATGCTGCACCATTACCAAACGCCATTTGGTAGATTTCTCCATATCCACGATCACTAAGGGTATTTGCGATGGCCAAAGACATCGTTTCGTAATTTATGGCATTTTTCTTATCCACAAAAACTTCACCCGAATTGGGATCAAAGATTTTAATAAATCCTTCAACCTTATATGATAAGTTGATAGTAGACATTAATCATCACCTCTTTTTTGCACGATAACTTCCTGTGAATTTGGGTCAAAAATCTTTACGCTGGAGGAAAAATATATTCCTCCGACTTCATTCGGTTTGCCAGTTGGGCGACGATTACCTTGTTTCTCTGAGTTATACTTGTTCATTTGTATATTTATCATTTAGGTTACATCCACTTCCAAGAACTTGGCTGGAATAGTCTGACTGATTTGCAACGGATCGCCCAATGTAGAGTTGTAAACATATGAATTCCAAGTCTGGTTATAGTAGGCACTTGGAAGTTCATTATTAGATGTCAAACTGAAGGCTTCTGTATATTGCGGAATATAGAGTTGTGCGCCAGTTCCATTTGCTCCACGCTGCAAGCCACCCAAAGTATTATTAGTCAAGTTCACAATATTGAACTTGATTTGTTCACCATTTACGTAAATGGTATTACCTACCAGTGTATTAATGGTTAACGAATCACCAACAGTAATGTAACTTCCGACATTAATTTCTAATACAGGAGCTAGATCAACTATTACTACTTGATACGATGATGTAGGAATATATTGGTTAGTTCTATTATTGTAAACAGTAATTCCCGTAATCAGCGTCTTATCAACATTGTTTAACCCAATGCTATATACATTGTCGCCAAACTCATTGAGTGCAGCTTCTGGTGTCACAGAAGTTTGTATTACATTGTTAGTCACAGATGTTACATCCTGAACGTAGATCAAGTCGCTTTCAAGTGACAGTGGCTGTGTTAGCCAAGTTCTTGTTCCAGTGTTTGCTCTGTATACCGTAGCTTCTCCTGTCTGATTTACAAAGTTCATGTAAATTTCTTCTGACGGAGTTGCTGTTGGAATCATGTTAGTAATGATAACAGTATCACCAGACGAGATAGGAGCAAGTATGCTCAATTCATTTGACGAGTTCATACGTAGGCATGAAGATGGAACACGATAACCATTAATGGTTACCCACAAACGATCAACATTAGTCTGCTCCCATTGAGTTACATTTACAGTTCCACTTGCATTACTTAAAGCAACAACACTACCATATTGTGAAGAAGCCACATTAAATGTAGTTGGACTTAGGATTTCGTTAACATAATATGTTGTTCCCTGAATCAATCCTCCGAGAATGTTAGTGCCATCCAATGATCCAAGTTTACTGAATAATACCGGAGTATTGACATCCAACATAGCAGTGCTTGATACCGTTATGGCATTGTTGATTGATGCAGTTGCTGAGGCAGTAGTATCTACCAAATAATAGGAACCCTGAATCCAAGTATATCCGCCGCCCGTGTATGCAGAAATAGCGGTTACTGGATAATTAACAGCATTAAGAGAAGAACTATATGCTTGAGTATATAAATCAAACTGTGTTGAAGATATTACTCTTACATAATAGTAGTTTCCATTAAGTTGTGTTGAACCCGCTGTTCCATCTATTCTGACTATTTCACCGGTTGTGAAACCATTGGTTCCGTTAGTGGTTACACGAACTGCTGGCTGTCCTCCTACTGTTACCAACATATTACCGCTGGCAGTCGTCAAAGATAGTGCTGATCCGCCTTGAGTGGCAGAAATCGTAAACGTGGTTGAGTTTACGATGCTTTTGACAAAATATACGGTTCCGCTAGTTGAAATTCCACCAAACCCAGTTCCTTCAAAGAATACAGTCTGATTGACCACAAAACCAGAAGTACTTGCAACGGTAATGTAGTTAGTACCAGAAGCAGTTGCTGTAGCGGTTGTGTTGGCAAGCGGTGCAGTAATATTATTTGAAATAGTACTAATAGCATACACAGAATTAGAACCACTTGCCGTTATGGTTTGTGTATTCAAATATTGTTGTGTAGTATCGTTGTACGTTGTAACAGCAATAGGAGCATTCAATGCTGGTGCGGAATTGAACGTTATCGTGTTATTGGCTGGCGCGATTGTATACGTAGATGGTTTTTGACGCAATCCACTTACTTCTACCACTGCGCTGGCTGGATTTACAAGACCTTGGACATTATTTGAGAGATCAAATACTGTTTGTGAACCTGTTCCCGTAAACCATTGTGTTTCAGGAATTGAATATCCTATTTGCTGTGGTTCGGTCTGCCCAAACAATGTATATGATAGGTAGTCATTATTGTTGCTATAGGCATCGGTTGAGAATATAATCATAGCCGAGATGCCATCTGGCTGAATACCAAATGCATAGTCATATGTGATGAACGTTGCGCCTCCCTGCTGAGTAGTCAATGGCAACACTGGACTTCCAGTAGGTGATGTGGAAATAGTAAACGTGGTTGTTCCCAATACGTCAGCAACATAATATGTTTGAAGTGGAACAATATCAGGACCAAACATGTTAGCACTGAATGTTATTGGCGATCCAGTAACCATTCCAGTAGTGGAGTTTGTTGTTATTGTATTGGTTCCAGCAGTCGTATTGGTTACGATATTGGTTCCACCACAAAGCAACTTTGTTCCATTATGGTAAATGATTGGAGAAGTCCACGTGGTTCCAGTACCGGCTTGAATGATAACGTACATTGATCCAGTAGCATCAGTCAATTCAAAGATTGGTCCTGCTTGACCAGTCATAGAGTTGAAAGAATCAGAAACCGTAATAGAATCGGTTGCAGTGCTTACACTCTTAACGTAATAGGTCGTGCCTTCTACTATATTACCAAAAGTAATTCCCTCAAAAGTGATGGCATCATTAATTGACAGTTGAGATACGCCAGCGCACACGATGCTATTATCACTAGCAATAGTCTGAGTGGCCTGAACATCAATGTCATATGATCCCGGCTTAACTACACCGCTTCCGTTGTAGATTGCAGCACTATAGTTGCAATCTACATAAATTTGATTGAAACCGGTAACAGGATCAGTTCTGATTGGGTCAACATCAGTATTAGATTTAACCAACTGACTACCGTTGCCCACTTCATATACATCTACTCTTAGTGTGTCCATTAGTGGCGTGAATGGAAGAGGATTGGTTAGCGTAATGGTTTTGTTGATCCAATTTACAGTGTAATCCGTATTTAAAGTCAATGTTGTACCGAGGCAGGATGTTGCGTCAATTTTCTGCACAAATACTTGAGCAGGATAATGCACAATATCAGCAAAACTATATACCGTTTGGGTTGCAGATTGCGGCACCATCTGTGTGGACACCACATTGTAACCATTGTGACCATATTGTTCTACTGGCCAAGTAATACCCGGACGAGTAATAACTGTCATAGCAAAGTTATCCCATACAACCCCCGGAACAAGTTCTTCTGGACCATAACCAGACTGGAATGTTCCTCCTTGAACGTCATAAACAGGAGGAACTGGTGTAAAGATAGAAGTATATGTCCAATTTACACCATCTGTTGATGATAGAACAGCATTATTGTCACCAGTAACCACCCATGTGTTATTGGTATATGTTATACCATAAAGATTTTCAGTTATTCCTGAAGTTTGTACTGTCCAGTTTACACCGTTTGCTGACGTAATAATAGTTCCAGTATTACCTACTGCTAACCAAAGACCATTTTCATAAACAACATTGTTTAGAGTTGGTGTATTATTTACTGAACTCATTACTGTATATGCTGGAACCGATCCATTAGTCAAGGTAACCCCAGTCAACGTCAAAGAAGACGTAGATGTGATGCTGGCAATAGTATAATGTGTTCCAGCAACTATGGACGAGAATGAGTTGTTGAATACTACAGATTCACCAACCGTAAACCCGGATGTGTTAGTTACATTGATTGCGTTTGTATACGTGTTGACAGAAAGAGCATCAACCTCATTAAGTCCGAGCCAGTTAACTGCATTGAGACTTGTATAGATCACACCATTCTGACCTACAGCAATAATCTGTCCAGTGACATTGTTTACAGCAACGCTATTCCAACCATTTTCAGTTATAGGAACAGGAGTTGTCTTAATGCCATTGAAATATTGATTCGTCAATGGCGCATCAATCCATTTAATTGAATCTGTGCTATATGATACAATGCTTGTTGGAACCAACGCAGATACTGGACCAGCATAACTATAAGTTACACCAGAACCAACTGCAACATACCCAGTAAAGTATTGAGAATTTACATATGTTATGCCATTCATTTCAACTTCATATGTCGTGTTGTATGTATGAACTTCTGTCCAGTTGACCCCATCTTGGCTAGTAATAATATTATTACCTACCGCTACCCAAAGTTCGTTTGAGTAAGAAGAAGATTGCAGAGTCAAGCCCACTGAAGATATTAAATTGTCGTTTGTGCTATTTGAATCACTATCATACGTGATGATATTACCACCTGAAGTCCAGTTAAATCCATCTAAACTTGTCAACAGCGGAGTTGCACTATTTGTTGATGTGATTAGATAGTTTCCATTTGCATATGAAATGGAAGTAATATCAACATTTGCGTTTAGCAACTTGTTGATTAGCCAATTTATACCATCAGTACTGTAAATGACTGCTGAATATGTTGGAAGGTTTGCAGTTGCAAAATAGTAACCATCATTATAAATGATTGATGTGATATTAATACCATTTGGATAAAATGGCTGATCTTGAAGAACCGTATCTAATGGATACTGTAATGAAGGCTGGAATGCATTACCCTGATAAATTGCATTAGGATAAGTTACTCCTTCAAACAACTGAGTAAGGTCCACACCCGGCATGTTCACGGTTGGTTGGTAGTATCCGATTACTCTATCCATTGCATTTAATCTTGGGTCATCAGAATCAATGAGTTCCCACTTGCCAAGCACAAATTCGCTATCGTTGTTTGAAACGACACAAACATACACTCTTCCGTTAAACTTAACGATAGATTGATTAAAGAAGAATGGTTCTGGTAAGAACGCAAAGCTTCCTGCTTTAGCAATAGTAAAGTTCGTGCTTGCGGCGGACGCAATGTTTATTGCACTTCCACCCGGTGTTGCTGATACTTGTAACTGTGTGCCATTTAAAATAGAGACAATATAATATGTTTGGTATTCAACTATAGTTGACGCAGAAACATCAGTGTTTCCGGTGAATACAACCGCATCATTGATATTAAATTGACCAGTATTTGAAATAGTTATTGAGTTGTTTGATGTGCTTACAGCAGTTACTGTATCTGTTGTGAATCCTACAAATGGGAAGTCAACTCCACTTACTGGCTGACTCAACAGTTGATCGGAATATACTTCAAGCTGAGTTGGAGATATAACCTTCAAGTAATATTGCTGAGAAGTATAAGGAACCGTGCCGGAACATATTGCATTAATGATTCCGCCTGTTGAATTAATTGAGTTAACAGATAGAGTCACATCGTTAAGTGGAGATGTTCCACCAACCAATGCACCGCTGATTGTAATGATGTTGTCAATTGCAAATCCAGAACCAGAACTGGTAAAGATTGCTCTATACCCACCCAAAACATACGATATATCAATTGTAGGGGTAGAAGTAATATATTGAGTCAACGTTGATCCAGATGTAGATGAAGACAGACTTACTGGCAATCCACCAATAGAAGTTGAAACCGTGATATATGGAGTTCCCACTCCAGTCATCTCACCGGTTTGATCTGTCAATGCGACAACACTTCCTCCTTCTGTTGTTGATACAGTAAATTGTGTTCCACTCGTGATGGTTTTCACATAGTAGATTTGTCCAATAATCAATCCACCCAAAGATTGTCCAGAGAACACGATTGGCATACCAGAATACAAATACGATGTAGTGTTACATACAATTACGTTTCCATAATCTGATCCGAGAGTTTGGGTTGCAGATATTTCAATATTTGTTACATCTGACATACCGGAATATGTCAGAACGTAATAGGTTGTTCCCGTAGAAAGTCCGCCAATTGCAGATGAGAACTGTATTGGCATACCCGCATAGAATAAATCTGTGCCATCAGAATTAATATCAAGAGCAATGATGTTAACACCGGATACCGTAGCATCAACTTGGCGTTCAATTAAATTGCCAACAGTCAATTCTGTAATATTTGGATACTGTCCAGAAGTTCCATATAGTGTGAATTGCTGACCGTTAACTTGTCCCGGACTTACTGGAAGCGAAACATTCATAGTCATGTTACCAGAGGCTGTAGTTAACACAGGTGAATCGCTCTGGTTGGTTACCGTCATTGAACCGGTTGCGGTTGTCAATGTTACCACTGGACCATTCAATGTTGCAGAAATGGTCATTTCAGTTTCACTAATTAATTCACTTACATAATATGTAACACCAGCAGTAATACCACCGAACGTAGTTCCAGTAAAGATGATTGGATCGTTCAAATTAAATCCTGGATTTAAACTTGTAGTGATAATATTACCAGTTGCACTAGTTGCGGTGGCAGTTAAAGTTAGTTGCGTATCGTATGGAGAAATCGTAAACGTCTGCTGATCAATAACAGTGTTGATATAATAGACCTGATTTTCTACTATTCCACCAAACACATTTTCACTGAAAAATACTGACAGACCCGGATAGAATCCACTAGTTCCTCCTGTGCCGATAACACTAGTTGGAACAGTCAAGTAGTTTGTTCCAGATGTGGTATTTGTCACATTTAGAATACCAGGATAGTTTATAGTCAGAACAGCAGTATTAACTGATTGTGCTATGTAGCATTGCAGCCCTGCGGCAGAAACTGTTGCCGTAGTCAATGATACCACTGGACCTCCAATAGTTTGTGAAACAGTGAAATCAGTTTCATTGATTACCGAGGCAACGTAATATAACTGCTCGTTTACGAGATTTCCTACCACAGCACCAATAAATTTGACTGGCATACCAACATAGAAGCCTATTGTGCTTCCTGATGCATTTGGTTCAGTGCTTCCTTGAGGAACAAGTCTGATGGCATTATTTGCACTATAAGTTCCACTAACGTATCTGATCGTTGATGACCAATCAAGTTGATTATTATTGCTTACATCAACGATTTCAAAAGTTGCTCCTTGTGCAGAAGAAAGGATACTTGCAATATTTGGATTTACGCTTTGCAATTGGATGTCAGAGCTTGACACTTGCAAAATGTTTTCGTAACTTCCAGCAAAGAAGGAGCCATAATATGCGCCAGATTCCCAATCAAGTATTTGAGAGTTGTATGTGGTTCTATCATATTTGATAGTAATATTATTCTCTCTTACTGGATACGATGTTGAAATACCAAATGCTCTTGCGCCAGCACTTAATGTTAGTGAAGACGTTGAACCTATACTGTAGATATTAACACGATTCTTATCATTGATCGCATCTGAATATGTAGTATATAGTGCAATTACAGAAGTCGGAACAGTCTGTAGAACATTCACATAATACCACTGACCATCTTGCAGCCCTCCTATTCCAACATCGTCAGTACCGGCGCGGTATTGTACAACTTGACCGGTAACCAATGATGGAGCATATACTACAATAGTGTTTAACAATTCATTTATTGCAGTATCAGCAAAATTAATGACATAGGATGGATCAATTATGATCTCAGGCATCGCGACATATCCCTGACCCGGATTAATGACATTAATCCCTATTACTGTGCCAAGGCTCATTACTGCCTCAAGCTCAGCAGGAACAGTTGGTGCAGGATAAATGCTAGTATCAATATATGCAGTTACACGAGGAGGATTTTGATAGTCGTTTCCACCATCCAACAGAACAACAGGAGGCAAATCCATAATGATTGGTGCACCCGGAATGTGGGTAGTGATCGTCGTGTTGTTTGCACCTCTGGTGAGACCAGAAATCATGTTTAGTGCTGGATCAACCGTTTCATAGCCTATTTGCTCATCGTCTATTGTGATAATGCCGCTGCTAGGGAAACCATTGGCATTGTTAACAATCATAAACGTAGATGATGTTGTCATATATGAAGTAAGGGTTGTCAATTGATAATCTGGCTGACCGGTCAATGATAAACCATAATTCTGATACCACTGTGTGTATGGAGCAGTTTGCCAGATTGAATCTGTGTTTAGGTATTCATATTCGGTATCTGCACCACTATACACAATCTGAGGTGAAATAAAATTCTGATACTGACTATTGAATTGTGCAGGAACATCAAAATCAGTAATATTACCAGTATATTCTTCACTTCCAGTATAATCATACAAGAAATCCTTAATCAGAACGTGATAAGGCTTTACTTCATTGATGTAACCAGATAGGAAATCAAAGTTGTCTGTAACATAGTTTGAATATGGAAGAAGTTCGCGCAAAGTGTGTTGAACATCAAGCAAGGATGTTTTGTTTAACCATGGCAAGAAATTCTGTGATTCTACAGTTTCACTCTGAATGTATTGGAACAATAGAATTAAACTGAGATTTCTATATTGCAGTAAATCTTCCGTGAAGATTTGCTCATTCAATGCACGAATGATATAGTATGTTTCTTGGCTTGGATATGTGTCAAATGAACCAGTGTCAAAGAACGAACCGTCCCATCCAATCTGTGCATCTGCATAATCCCACAATGAAGTGTTGAAAGCGATAGTGCCGTTTTGAAGACCAACACGAGTCCATACTCCATTGCCATCGTTTCTGTATATTTCTGCCGAACCGTTACCATTTTGCTGCACCGTAACCAATGTTCCAGTTGAAACATTTAATGTAGCGAGGTCTGCATAATAAGGAACTTGATATAGTGACTTTGTGCTATCGCTATATCCATCAGCCCACCAATAAGTGTAAGACCAGTAATCAGAAGTATTGAAAAATTCGCCTGATGCAAAAAGGAAAGTAGCATCTGGTCGTAGTTCTGTAATAGGATATTGTGCAAGAATACCATTTGCATATGTCAAATAGTTATTGATTGCCATAAATCTATCATAGAAGAAACTCTGACGAGGACGAACTTGAACACCAGATTGCACTGCGGCTGGCAAGAATGGATCAGGAACTACAGCACCAAATTGATCACATCCTGCCATTGAGTCAAGCATTCTTGCATACAGTGAGGAAGGCTCACCGGAACTTACCGTAGTCGTATTTCCTTGAACTGTAGTAATTACTGTTGGGTGTTTTGTTATTGGAGGAATTCCGGGTAGGAAATCTTCAGCAAAACCTTCTCTGATCAGAGCAAATTCTTGGTGTGCTATATCATCATTGTTTCCGTTGGAGAACCCAACATGGAATACCGTATCTGTTCCATTGAAGAATTGCAATGAGTTATACATAGCAAATGTATTAGGCAACAATGGTGCCATAAACGAAATGCCAGAACCTCGTGGATTTGCGATGTATGAAGCCACTGATGAATCAGCAAGGGTCTTGTTTGCCTGAGTGAAAATAGTGTTGGTATTGCGTACCCAGAAATAGTATACTGGAACTACAACATTTGATGCATTCAGTACTGCATTGATGCAATATAGGTTAATGTTGTATGGTACACCCGGTCCCTGATATTGATTTGGTGGTATAAAACTTGCAATCCAAGAATATACAGCAACATCTGATCCTGGGAAAACAGAACCCCAATACTTGCTGTTGTACACAACATCATTTTGATGATAGTTTACCCATCTTACATTAGTAGTGTCTAACCAAAGTTGACCAACCTGTGATGCACCCCACATATTACCATTATTACTTGCGAGATTGCTATTATACTGTGCTGGGTCCGCGCTCGTAATATAGTCAAGATTTTCTCGGGCAGCGCCGAGAATCTTTCCTTGTAATGGATCAATGTAATCAAAGTTGACCAGCGTTTCATTAGTTGATGCACTATAAAGTTGCGTATTCTGAATGGTATTAATATCAACAACCGGTGAGGAACTTCTATACACAGACCATACTGGAGTTCCTGTTGCGTTAGTATACACAACTACCTGACCATTATACAACCCAGGAACAAAGTTTGGTGTACCAACAACTACAGTATTATCATTGAAATCCAAAGAAGAACCATACATAGGCGAGTTGCCATATGATGTGGAGTTGTCATTAATGCTTTGTGCATATACATATTGACCCGGTGTGATTAGACTTTCATTATAATCTGCCATGTACTGGAACATATATACTGCACCAGCGTTTGGATACGAATCAACAAATTGTGTCGCATTGTTATCAAACACCGTATCGTTATCAAGATCAATATAATCAACAAAATCAAATACTGTGCCTTCATAACGAGTACCACTTGGCGCGGAAACTACTATATTATTAAACTGATCTACCTTGATGGTATGACCAAACTGAGTTGGCCCAGTTGTGTATGGACATTGAAGTATTTGTGTTTCAGTGTATGTGGTAATACCAATCTCTGATAGAATACCACTAGTGTTAGTAGCGGTGATTACCAACTCTTGGTTTACCTGAGCCAAGGCACTATTGATGCACTGAATAATGATATTGTTGTCACTAGTTGCTGCAGCCTGAACATTAATAATACCTGCATTATTGATTGCATTTGCAACCACAGTAGCGTTTCCTGTAGGAATAGTTACAGCAAACCCATTGATCAATATAGTGGATTGTGCAGTAACATTGCAGCCTCCTGAGCCGATTACAACACCATATTTTGCTCCACCATTTGAATATTTGTAAACAGCGCCTTCTTGTCCGTTGATATCACTGATTTCAAATGGTGAACCGACGAGAACATCTGAGCCGCCATTTGAGTTTGCAACAGAATAACCAAAATGGATACCCGTTCTGTCATGGTAGTTTGAATTAAATGTTTGAGCCAAGAAGAACTGACTATCACTTACGTTGATGATGTCACCAGCATTTAGCCCACCATAGTAGACAAAATTGCTGCCTACGGCGGCATAGTTGCAGTCATTTACCAGTGATCCATTAACACTTACATAAAGCGGAGTGACTTGAACATAAACCTGTACGCCACTTAGTGATGCAGTCGCCAAACTTACCGGAGTTGTAGTGTTGCGGCTTGTTTTGATGGTGATGGTATTCGTTGATGTTGAAGCAATATAGTATACCTGATTGGTACTGATGTTTGTACCAGAAAGGTTACCCGTAAACACGATTGGAGTATTTACTGGGTACGAAGTCATACTTGCGCTGCAAGTGATCAAATTCGTGCCTGAAGCAGTCGCGCTTGCTGTGATTGTAGAAGTAGCAACCGGGGTCCAAGCAAGAGGGAAAGTGATGGCTTGGCCAGCATTTGAGGTATACTGTGCTAAGAAGTTTTGTTCAGTTCGGTTGAATACCGAAACCTGACCCCAATCTTCAATTGTTCCGCTGTAGTTCTTTAATGGTGCACCAACAACAAGAAGGCTACCATCTTGATCAGTTGACAGGGCTGCACTAAAATCATCACCAGAAACGTAACCATATGTTGAACCATTGATAACTGAAGCCTGTTGATATGTGCACTGTGTTGCAGTTCCGGTTCCGGTTCCAGAGCCAGTAGCAACAAATGTTATTCCTACTTCATTGTATACTGCCCCAATTGTGGTAAAGTCTGTTGTTCCAACTTCAGTAATGATGTATGTCTGGCCGGAAACAAAGTGGCCAGCCTGCAATGGAATGTTTTCCTTGCGATATACATACACGTTATTGTTAACAATGTCAGAAATGTATAGCCAATTGGAGTCTTTGGACATAGCCATCGTGCTACCCCAGTTAGTTACACCACCGGGAGCAGAAATAGTCTGATATGCAATCAGATTATCACTAATTGGACTACTGTTCAGCACATAAATGAATACATTTGGTGTTCCAGTTGGCTGAGACACGACATAAATGTTATTTGCTTCTGAATATACGATCTGTGATCCAAAAGATGTACTGTTGGTTATGGTCTGTGATAGATTGTAACTCTCAGACAATGCATTATACGTGTAGCAATAAAGCTTTCCAGCACCAGCATCTCCAATAAGGTATCCTGCACTATTAGTGAATGCCACTGCGGAACCAAAAGTCGTTGATGTTGGTTGCTCAAGCTCATTTTGCATTTCATACGTATTTGATTTGAGAAGAACAGCCCAATCACCATCTACGTTGGTGTCTACCCAAACTAAGTTGTCAACGAAATCTGCCTGAGTAAGATCAAGACCTTCAATGTCAGATGGATTTGTTACACGATGTGACTCAAACGTCAACCCGATGCCGTATCCATTAACGGTAGTTTGATTTGCACCAATGATTGATAGGTTAATAGTAACTTGCATGATGTTTGGAACATCAGTAATGATATAGTAGCCATCAATATTTGTTGCAAAGTTAACTATTGAAAGAGGCTGCAACTTAGTTAGATTATGGGGTGCAGCAAAAGTAACAGTTGCGGTAGAATTAAGATTGTTCTGAACCTTGATAACTTGACCAACCGATTTCCATGCAAACACGTTCCATTGGTTAAAGAAGTTTGCTATCCATGCATACTGACCAACATAAAAGTTTTGTATAGGAACAATAGCACCACTGATATCAACCGCTCTAGGAAGTCCAGCGTAGAAATATGATGACATTGCAACGTCATTAAAGTTTACGTATCCTGCTGGCGGATACAGATATGATGCTGCTTCAGCCGTAGTGGTTGTTAGGATGTTAGGGTCGGATACCGGAGTTCCATAGTTGAACAAACCATACAGTGGAACTTCTTGCATTGCTCCATCAGTACCTCCGCCATTTGTTAAGCTAACAATAGATGGATCACCTGACATCAAATCGGAGTCAATTTGGAAATCAACAAAATTATTGTTTAATACGCCACCGAACTGGCTTGACAATATTGCCCAGTTTTCATATGTATTGTATGATATACCACCGGTAGGAAGGGTTGCGCCATCAAATGCGCTAACGGCATTGAGAGTACCCATGTTCTTGATCATATTTTGATAGATTTGAACTTGGGCTTGGCTAGTCAAATCAAGCAGTGCGAGATAGTCTCTTGGGCGATAACCTATCAAATTAAACGCCAATAAGTCTGCATCTTCCTGTAGGTTTGCTTGGTTCACATCATAATATAGCGTACTCTCGTATGCACGAGTTGATGGGTTAGCCAACATACCAAACTGAATATCAGAATACAGAATCTGTTTCCAATATGTAGGGTCAAATGTTTGTGTTGGCTGCACAATGTCAAGTGCCTGCCAATACTTGTTCTTATATGTTACGATTTGACCTTTAGTGTATTTTAGATTACCTGTCCACTCTTGGATGTTGTCTTGACTAATAATGAAACCGCCAGCATTTACCGTTCCATTCCAATCTGCAGATTTTATGCCACGGACATAGATACGATTTTGACGAAGACCAGTTACTAGATTATAAATGATATCATTGAATACGGTAACATTATCAAACACGATGCCGTGTTCAAAGTTGCTCACGTTAAATTGTCCGTAAGCCAATGAGTCTCCCTGATTTAATGGATGTGCACTAAATGCCGTGCCATCGCGATTTACGCAGAGATATTTTAAATCAATAGGATACAAGTCCTGATTCAAAATAAAGTTTTGATTCTGAATCGTTAGTGGTTGAACCACTGCTGTTCCCGGATCAATCTCCATCATTGTTGCTGCTGGATTAAGATTGATTAGACTTCCGTTAGCCCATCCAGTCTGTGCCCAATACAAGAACTCATAAACCATTTGTGTCCAGTTAACCGGAACTCCATTTTGAATTTGATCAAAATTCATTCCTTGCTGTTCAAGATATGCGCCATAACTCATCAAGAACTGAGCAACTTCCTGTGCACTGTAGAATTTAGTGCCATAAGGAACAATGGTTGTTTTAGTTTCCGAATATTTATTAGTTACGTTTACGGATAGCTTTTCTATGCTTAGGTTACTGTATCCACCAGTGAATATAGGATTGGCTACAGTAAAGTATGCGAACAGTTGTGAGTTCCCATATACAGTCCAATATCCGTCATTCTGCTGGATTATTACCCCACTGAAAATTATTTGCTCAAATGGCTGGTTTTCGTATAACAGTACAGAATAGCTCTCATTCGGAATTAGAAGTGAAGCGTTGGTACTATTTGGTGAGCCTTTTTCAATATAGAATTGAAGTTGATTTTGATCACTAAACCCAGCTAGGCGATACACCAATCTTACATCAAGATTATTCAACAGTGTAGTAATGCCGGTGGTTGCATCAACACCTTGCTGTTTGGCAAAGTCAACCATCCAGTTAATATAGCTGGTTTTTGCAATTCCATTTCCATATACTTGAATATTATTCAATACTAAATGGCTTCTATCATTTACCAAATATTGATTAAATTCTTCGCTGTACTTATAGTTGTCAAGGTCTACACCCAAGTTGAAGAACTCTGCCGGTCTTGTGAGAGCGTAGATTCTCATCAAATCAAATGGATATGTAGAACTGCGGCGATATGACAACTCAGTTGGACCATCATCACCAACCTTCCAATCTTTTTGGAAAGTGCTAGGATCATAGTTGCCCACTACAGCAGTCAATGGAGAAAGAAGATCACCGTTTGAATCAACTGGAATTATTGTAGAAAGTCCGGGTCTTGCAACCTCTGGATTTATATATGGGTCACCATTATTCCAAATTAAACCTGCTTCCAAGTCTCCCCAAAGAATACCATTGTCGCTCGTGTATGGTGCAGGACCATATCGTTCTACCCACCAAGTTGGTTGATTTGGAAGACCAAGCATTTCCCATGGAGTTTCATTCGGATTGGTAGTATCATACAGATATTCGTATAAGCCTCTCCAATAACCCTGCTGAATGACAGTGTTGTTAATCTTCACAGCAGAATTGGTATAGTTATAAGAATATTCGTTATACGCAGTATAAAACTGAGTTTTATAATCCAGACGATTCTGACCAATCCAGTTCAAAAATGCTGGACTATAGATTGACAAGAACTCAGACCAAGAATAAGTTGAATCTCTGAAAAAGCCAGGAACAACTTCATATTTGGATATTGGAACCTGTGTGCTCAACTTGAGATTGTTGTAGATTCTATTTTCAAATTCAAACAGGGCTTGGTCACGGAAATCTATAAGAACCCCTAGGGATTCATCATAATCACCATATAGCTTGGTGTATGAACCGTCATGGCCTTTAATAAACCATGTTGGTATAGTATAATCAGAATCCAGAACAACTGCTGGCTGGAATGCAGGATACAGACCCAACTTAGTTGGGGTATTTGGCACATACGAACCATATGTTTGATTGTATTCTTTGATCACTATCTGATCACCAGCTTGAAGCGTAATGAACACCTCAAGAGTTGGAGAATCAGTGCTGATAGAATAATCCACTCCACTTAACAACTGCTTTTCAATAGCAACTCCCTGTGTGGTAGTCAAATGATACACGAGAACGCCATTGTAATTTGCGGTCTCAAAATTATAGATTTGACTTAATGGATAAAATGTGCTACTTGAAAGATTGTTAAAAGTATATGTATTGGAAATATATGGTGTTTGTGATGGCAGCATGTCTGACCAGAAAAATGCCTGATCTGGACTCTTTGCAGAAGTAATCTGCTGCAATGCTGTATCAAGAATCTGTGATGGGGTAAAACGCTGTGTGTAGTTATAGTTCTGTACAGTGTTGACAATAATCTGTTTGTATGTGATATATTCGCGGCTATTATACAACAGTGCATCAAATATGTCATATTGAGTTGAACGCAAGAATGCCCCCGGCAAAACGAGTGATGCCGAGTTCTGAATTATTTTGGTTCCGTATGGAACAAGATTTCCCAAATCTCTGTAATTATTTGCTCCAAATACTGGACCAGATGTGTTAGGCGCATTGATATAAATGTCCTGATACTGGTCACGTATATCACCCATGTTAGCTGTAGTCAAGTTGTCATTTAGTGGGTTATTGTTTAGATTGATAGGAATATCATAATAACCAAACTGACTTACTTCATCACTAAGAACGAATATTTGAATTACTGTTGGGGTTGTAGGTAACGTATTAAGAGTTACAATAGTTAAACTGTTACCAACTTCATAAGTATATGTTGATGGGTCCTGATATACATTGTTGATATATACTTTTAAAGTTGGCCATCCTGGGTTTGAATCTGTAGGCGGAGTTAGTGCGGTGACATCACATACAAATGAATTTGAGACTGCCACAGTTGGATCATAATCATAGCTGAATACTTGATACTGAGTACTATCTGCAATGGCTGTTTGCCATCCCAACTGTCTTACCTCAGTGGTCAGGTCAGTATAATTATAAACATAACCTATATTAACGTTTTCGGTTACAGCAGTGGTTCCGTTAACATAAGAAAATGTATCCAAGTTTAAAGAAACGTCAAAGCTTATATCACCAATATTGTCAATGCTACTGTATCTGATTGGGAATCCAAGAACAGGATCATTAGTTCCAGTGCCAATACCATATGCAAATATCTTACATCCGTTAAACGAAGTACTTACATAAACCGATTGATCGCCCAATGATATTCCATTACTGTCAAAAATATCAAATAATGGTGCTTGGTTAACTGTCTTCTTCTGTTGACCAGATACCCATGGACCATTTATATTTGCGGGATCGTAAAAGAATGTTAATCCTTGATTATAATATCCACGTGAGATGACGGTCTGTTCTTCTGGTAATACAACACCATCCTCTGCTACAGTAAGCGTGATGATTGGAGTTGAGAATGGAGTGATTTGAGAGAACTCAGCAACATAAATTTTGTTTGCTACCTCTGGGTCTTCATCTGCCGCAAAGATAACGCGAGCGCCCGGAAATAGCGCATAATCGCTTACGTCCAAATCTGATGCGACGATGGACACATTATTTCCTGCGGAAACGTTCTGTGCAAACTCCCAAGAAACAGTAAGAGTAAGCGTAGTTGTTCCAGAAATGCTGGTAATCTGTGTATTGACTGGCAGCACGCCTGCCGAATCAGCGATAAACATCAAGTTTGCGAACGATCCTGTTACGGCGCTGGCAGGAACTGTTACAGTAGTAGATGTAGCGTTAGTTACAGGAGCAATGGTAGCAGAATACGTTGTGTATGTTTGAATGTCAGGATAATAATTAAATGATCCAGCAACCTGATTAAGTGCATTCGTTGCCTTCATATCAATATAATCTACTGGCAATTTACCTACAATACCAGAATTAAAGAGTTTTAGGTTTGGATAAAACTCAATGATTGGACGTACAGCACGATTGGATGCAGATGCATAAGTTGTGATGATTGTTGGGTCATTGTTGTATCCGGCAATCGCGCTGATAACATCCGCGTGGAACCAGCGATTGCTTCTGGACCAAGCATTCATGTTTATTGCTCCACGAGCAATAGTGATATAGTCCGGAACGGCAGGTATATTCAACTCGCCATCATAATTTAAATCATCATACCCAGTTGACGAAAATGGAATATATTCTTCTTGAGTAAATGCTTCTGGACAGACCAAAGTGCTTGCAGGAACCAGTTGGATTGCAGTGCCAACTCCTTGCACATAGTACTGGTCCTGTAGATATGTTTCTGGGACCACACTTCCAGAAAATGTTACAAGAAGACCGTTTGTGAAGACCACGCCATTAGGTGAGGTGTATGTCTTTTTGCCAAGAATATCCGTATCAACATCAATAGTAACATTTACATTGTTGTCAACAATGTTGATCACTCCAACGTTTTCTGGATTGGTTCCATCCTGATAATACAATGTATTCAGTGGAGCAGTTATACTTGGAACAAGATTAATATCACCAAGGACATCACGATAAAAAGGAAGACCGATCCATTCTACACCGTAGGTCGGAATAATATTTACTTGAGTAGGAATAACTGATGTTGGAATCAAACGAATGATTGGGTTTGATGGATCGCCAACATATTGCACCGTGTAAAAAGTTTGGTTTACGGTTGAATACAGACCTTCTTCCCACAATCCTTGGTTCACATTTAATGTCATTGAGCCAGAGCCAGTGGTGAGAGTTAGAGGTGTTCCATTAAGAGTTTCTGAAATAGTAAAATCTGTTGAGTTCAATATTGAACTAATAAAGTATACTTGACCAGCAACGATTCCGCCAAAAACTGGATTGTTGCCATTAACAGAAAAGGTTACTGTATTATTCACAGTTAATGATGAGGTGCTTCCTGTTGATAAAGTAAATGCATTGTCTACCGAACTTGACGCACTGACATTAAGAGTCAATGGTGGAATAACTACCTGATTATTTGGATCATATGGATCATTAGGAACGCCTTGATTAGTATCATATGGCGTTTCATTCAAATATTCAGAAGTATATCCTATTTCATTCGGAACACCAGTGTTATAGAACATCACGGTGAGTCCATTGAGAGATGTTATACCATCAATGCCACCAAAGCTGTTTACTAACTGACCTTCAACTTCCGCGAATGGGAGAGTGCTTACCACATCAACTGAAACGCTGCTAGGAAATACATATTCACTTTGTGCGTTTGACAAAGGAACATTGAAAATTACCTCACCGCTAGTAGCGCCATTATTTTCAACGCCATCCACATCACGCAAATACAAATTAGGATGAACAGTTGAATATCCAGAAATACCCGGCTGAGTCTGAATCCAAAACTGTGATGATTGATTAACATTGAACACATATGAACCACCACGCAACAGTGTTATTGGAGGATTAACAGAACTAGAACTTGATGTTCCGGTAGTAATTTCATAACCGTTTGGTAAATCAACAACTGTATAGTTTTCATTATTGTAAATCGTGGAAGTTCCAACGGTCACAGAAGGTGGCCCTTCTGGCAACCAGTAATATTGAGTATAGTTGATAAGCTTGTCTAGATCAGTAAAAGAATCCCATGAATAAAACTGACTAGGGAACAATCTACTGTTATTATTTGTTACGCCACTTTCAAGTGATAATGCATCCAGAATTCCCGGATATGTAATAAAATCGGTTGCAGTTCCCGCTGGTGGATTCACCGAGGTTGATGGTGCCGTAAACACAACTGCCGGGTCCAATTGGTAGTTAGCACGAGTAGTATTTGGTTCAGTGACATAATAGTCATTGGCGTTAACGCCATACCCAATCTTACTGCCTACGTAGCCCTGAATCTTCATTGAGCTTGGTGGGTTTACCAATTGATCCAGTGTTGCTCCCAAAAATTCTGCATTAGTAGCAGTTTGGAAGATGTTTGGGAGAAAGTTTAGTGTTCTTATTCTAGCCATGTATGTACTTATCTTACTTGTAATTCAGCGGGTGTAAGTGCCGCTATCACCATGATGTCGTTTGCTGTAGCAGCGTTTACAAAGATTTCATAGGGCAAGCATGTGATTTCATATAGGTCTCCAAAGGGCTGTGTTGGATCATTTGATACCAAAACTGCTGAACTTATCAAGTCTCCGCATTCATTGTGAAGATAGGCACTCAATTCTGAGAAATAAAAAGTATCACCAAAATTCCAGTTGTTGATGTTGAAATAGTTATTCATGGCTGTCAACACGGCACTTTGAATTTCGCTATTGCTTGCACTGGTATTAGCTGCCGGAACGACTTTGATTGTTCCTTGAAGTGCTGGTGCAGCTTTTGCTCCAAACAATGGCTTAAATACTACGCTATTGAGAATCACAGAATCACTTAGCATCTTGTAATCCTGAATCAATGGATAATCTTGCGATAGTTCATTGATTGTAGGAACATCTGGTTTTGGAATAGTATTAGTGGTATCCTGAATCCAGTTCGTATACTGAGTATAATACGATTGAGTGACCAGATACAAATCAATAATGTTAGTCACAACAGGATCAATACGATTGGTATTGTTTGAGTTGTGTCTATACTGATATGACAGTCCTTGTCTGCCCGGTAGCATGGTATACTGTGGCTGAATCACCATGGTGTATGATGGAGTTATTACTGTTGGGTCCTGCACCGAGGTGTAAAAGTTGTTTTCTGCGTAAGCATAAAACAGTTGACCAACAGGATAATCATACTTGACAACTTCAATCTGAGATATGGTTGGGTATTGATAAGAAACAGCAGATGAAGGGACGATGTAGTCTCTTGTCAAGTTTAATGGATCAACTACAGTTTCAAAGAACACATAGACACCAACGTTTGTGCTTCCATTTACGTATCCGGTAATGTTACTGAAGAAATCCGGATTCAGAATCAACTGACGATTATTTACATCAGTTGCCGCAACTTCAACTTGGAAATCATTGACGTATCCATCAGACTCAACAGTTTGCCCAACTATATTCAATGATGTGTCTTGTCCGAGAGGGACGCTATTTCCAAATTGAGAGTTGATTCCCAACACATTAACAAAATCCTGTAGTATCTGACCAGAATATGGGTCGTATACCACCTGATTTGAATCAAACGTAAATCTGGTATCGGAAACCGATCCGAAATAATAAGTCAACGCATTGTAATAAACGATATAGTTATTATTTCCTGTACTCTGTAAATTGACGAATGCAGCAGGATCATTGTATGTTGATATTGACCAACGATCTTGATTAATAGGAAGAGAGTTATTAAATACCAAAGAGAAACTCTGCTGAAGTTCCATTCTGATAATGGCTTCTTGTATATTAGCCGAAGAAATAATATTATCAAACACAGGAATCACTTGTGTTAGTATTACCCCAGATGGTAGATAACCATTAACTTGTACCGGTCCAGAACCATTTGAGAAGCTTCCAATTCCATTGTTGCTTCCATCACCGATAACATTCAACACTGTGGTCCATACCGAAGTGCTATTATTTGGTCCGGGGATACCGGCTACAAGACGATTATTTGAGTCAAAATAATAACCAGTAGGAGCACTAAACTGACAAATTGCACCAGTAGTCACATATTTTAGATTGCTACTTGAATACGTACCAACTGTCATCGGAATCTGTGCAGCCTGCACATATGTATATAGATATCCAGTTTCCGCCCCGGTGTCTACTGTACTTGTTTGCCAATAAACTGTTCCCGGACCAACTGTTGAGTTGACAGCATATCTTGGATAGTTCTGAATGTAGTATTGATTAGCACGATTTAACCCGAGCACCGAAGCTAGGTTGTTGGTGAAGAAAGAAATAATATCACTAGTAGTGTTGATGGTTAACGTCAGTGTACCATCGGTATTATCCTGATATAATGCCCCATCTGAACCGAACGAGTTTGTACTTGAATATTTTCCAGTTGGGTCAAGCAAGTCAAGGTTCTTTGATACACCAACAGATGAACGGTTCACGGCAGTTGACTTAATAATAGAACTATAGAGAGTGTATGGGAAATTGCTATAATCTTCGCCATTTACCATACGGTTCTGCGTGTAATAACGCAATGGAGCACGTTGCTTAATGTCAGTGATTGTTTCACGTGCCTGTGCATTTGACACCGAAGTTTGCAACGATAGTGCCAGTGTGAGGGTCTGTGCTCTTCCAGTATTATCAATGTAAGTGAATGATACTGAAAGACCTGACATTTCAGTTGGATCAATCGTGTATGTTAGAGCATTACCAGAACGAACATATGATCTGAAATTGCCTACAGGAATCTGAGAAAATACTCCATCACCGAAGACATAACTTACTGTATCGTTTACACCAGAGTAAACAGAGAATAATGGATTCAAAGTTGTTGGGCTTTGTAAGTAAGCATTTGCATAGATATTGTCTACTTGAACCCAAGGTGTTCTGGTTCCATCACTGTTTATCTGATACAACCAAGTATCGGTATTATTTATTCCTTCAATTGTTCCTATTGGAATAATCTGATTTGATATCTGCTGTTGAAGGCTAAAGTCGTAGTTTTGTAATGTGCCTTGTTTGAAGTAAAAGAAAAATCCAGTATTAGGACTTCCGAACCCAAGCTGGTCGTTACGATAAACCATGTTGAACTGTCCAGTTGGTGCTGGTGGAATCTCATAGATATAATCTTGATTGACAGAAGTTACACTAACCAATTCAAAATTCATACCTTGGTTGTCAATTGTTGCGTTAAAAGGAATGATCGGCAGTGCATTAGGAGCGATCTGAATCGCATATTCACTAGTGGTTACACCCAAAATATCCTGTGTATTTCCCGGCTTACCGATTCTCTGAGAGTTAATGATTGCCGCATTGAATATTGTGTTGAACTGTTCTAACCAGTTAGGATTAGCCGGGTCATTCCATAGAACTGGAATATTACTCAAGTTAAAACCGTTGATGTCCGTGATATTTTGCGTGGTTGATACGCTCGTTACCTTGAGATATCCTTGGGCAGCTAAGTTACGTTTTGGTGTATATCCGACAAGATTGGCAAGTTTAATAACTGAGTCTCTACGCTCAGCAGTGTCCATAAAGTTTTCGCGAGCATTTAAGTCATCACGAAAAGCAAGACCTTGGCCCATGAAAGCAATAACATCCAAGAGGGCAATAAATTCTGACGATTCAGTATAATCATTGAAAGTTTCTGGATAATACAGACGTAGATAGTCTACGAAACTCTTACGAAGTGTTTCGTAATCATAGCTTTGAAAGTCAGCCTGTTGGTATGTCTGATAGATTGTCTTCCAATCGTTTACTCCAAACAATGCTGATTGTCTTGAACTTGTTGCCATAGTAACTCTCTTTTATGATATATTTATCATTATCAAAAAGGAGGTTTTTGGTTTATGACAGTCCTGCTGTATTATTTTGTTGATCAAAAAAGACGTTCAAGGTCTGAGGATTGTTGAATGGAACGATAGAAAGCTGAATCTCTAAAAGAATACCGTTGTTCTGTGGGTATGCCTTGAGATAGTTTATGTCCAATCTCGGGTCCAGTGAAGCTACTCTTCTTATTTCATTTTCTAGCTGCCTTTGCACATCACCGGTATTAGGTTCAAATACAAAATCCCACAATGTGGTACCATAACCCGGCTGACCAACTTTTGAACCAAGAGGTATGTTTAACGCATTAATGAAATCTTGCAACACCAACTGCCCATCAGTCATGGTATATTTTTTACCAGAATAGATGGGCCGGGTCGTTGTTCCTCCTCCGTTATCAACCCCATTTATGAGATTGGTGGATTTTGGCTGACATGCATTTATTGTGCTGAATCCTATATAAGTTACCATAATACTATTTAGTCCTTAAGAACCTGATGCTGGCCCCGTTATACCAGATATTGAGTTGCTTATTGCCTGCAAATTAGCCGCTGCTGATATTTGCAACGCCTGCGTGGATGTTCCTGCCAATCCATTTAACAGTGCTTGGTTATTAGCCTGAGACAAAGAATTAGCAGTGGAGTTAAGCGATGAAAAATCACTCGTCAGTGATCCCGCGCTCGTCGCAAGTGCACCAATTGCAGAAGTAGACAGCGTTGATGCACCTACTCCATTTGGCAGGGCATTTGACAAACCAGTGACACTTCCTGTAACTGAGGCAAGTCCTATCGTTGGGCTTCCTCCGGTTACTGATCCCAATAGACTTGAAATCGTAGAATTTGATGGGTTTGTTCCAGATGCATCTGCTGCTGCAACTGCGGTAGCAGTCGCATTCGTAGTTGTTGATGTCATAGATGCGGCGGTGCTTGCGGTTCCTGCTCCGCCGTCTATTGCTGCCGAGTTACCCAAATCATCTAGCTGCTTATTCAACGAAATATATGTAGGATCATTGAACAATGCCATATATGCATTATATGCAGAAGTGATGCCAGGATCACCAGCAGGTAGCGTTGCTTGAGCAGCTTCATATGCTTGCTTGGCAGCATCAATTTTATCATCCCATGCTTGAAGCTGATCCATAATCTTAAAGCCTTGGTTTGCATTTGCTATCAACGCATCTGCTTGATCTTGCGTACTTTGTGATACGCCACCAACAAGATTTGGCATAGGAATACCTGGGTCGCCCAAAACTTTTGTTATTTGAGAAGTAATACTTGTGCGATCCGTGGTATTGACACCGAGAGTAGGAAGTTTGATGGTAGAAGGTCCACCAGAAGCCAACGATGCAATAGAAGATTGCAACTGAGCTATGGCTCCAACTGGCAAACCGGCAGACGCAAGTGCAGTAAGTCCATTTAGTTGTCCCTGCGCACTTCCCAAAGCATTTGATACTGTGTTGCCCAATGATCCTCCTGCTAAGCCTGACAATGAAGATGATATTCCACTCATCGCGGCTGTCTGTGCTGAATTTATAGCACCAGAAATTGCGCTTAAACCGGGTATAGAGTTTACAGCACCCGGTGCATTGTTTATGATAGAACCGGCAGTGCTTATTCCTCCCGGAAGATTACTCATTCCACTTGCGAGTGCAGAAGAAACAGAGGATGAACCGCCAGCTTGAATAGATGCGGCAGATGATGCCAATGAAGACAGTCCTCCTGTAGATATAGTTGGACCTGCCCCTGCTATAGCACTTACAGAGTTTACTGCGGTCTGTATTCCTCCTACTATAGGATTGATCGCATTGACAACTGATGTTACCCCAGCCACTGCTCCACTCACGGAACTAGCAACACCGGTTATTCCGCCTATAGTAGTTGTTATTGTATTTGGCGTAGCTGATAATGTAGTTGCTGCTGTTGACAATACATTTGTTGCCTGTGTTATTGATCCTGTAATTCCGCCAATACTATTGTTTAACAATCCTGCTGCTGCGTTTACCGAACCAATAGCAGAGGATGCAGCATTTAATGCCCCAGAAGCGGCTGAGGCTATACCTGATAGTCCAGAAGTTGATATTCCAATACTGTTTGCTGCACCTGCTATACTTGATAGTCCTCCTGCCAAGCTTGCAGCCGAATTAATAGTGCTAGATAGCCCACCGAGGGCACTGGATGCGGCACCAAGCACCGAACTACCCAACTGTGAACTCTGGCTTGCTGTTGCTGCTGCAGTGGCCGCGTTGGCTTTTGCAATAGCAGTAAGATTTTGTGGTACACCAGCCTTTAATGGCTTAAATGAATTCTTGATGGCGTTAAACGCTGATGCTGCAACACCTTCTGCCTGATTCAAAAGATTTGCCAAACTTGGAACACTTCCCATTGCGGTGAGTGCACTTGCGATTCCACCGAGGCCACCAATAGATGATGCCAATCCGGCTGCTGCTGATCCTGATCCTATTGCATTCAAAGCTGACTGTGCCGTGTTAAGTGCACCAGTAACTTGTCCTACTGCTCCAGCAACTTGTCCTACTGTGCTATTGACTACACCAGCGGCGGCACCGGCCAATGCACCAGCAGCGCCTCCTACAGCGCCTCCTACAGCATTTGATACACTGTTGGATACTCCGCCGATACCACTTGACGTTGCAAGTTGACTGGTTACTCCACTTATAGATTGAACAGCAGCCAGTGTTGAGTTGATCCCACAGGTAGCGGCAGCAGTTACCAATCCCGCAACCTGTGCTGGTGCTTCGGCTCCGGTTATTGCACCTGCAGCACCAAGTGCAGTTTGTGCTTGTTGCATGGTATTAACTAATGCTGTAGCTTGTGCTACCGGATTCTGAACCAATGCAGTCAGATTAGTTGCCCCCGGAGCACCAGTAAACAGATTGTTTGTCATCGCTGATACGGCATTTGAACCAGATGATATTAATCCATTGACCAGAGTTGAAGCACCTGGTTTTAAAACCCCAGCACTTGATAGCTGTGATGGCGTTAGAGCAAATGAACCTACTGCACACACATTTCCTGTTGCAGTTGAAATTACTGCTGCACCTTGTGATGTGGCGGCGGCTAATGGCCCATTAGCAGCCTGTTTTGCAACGCCTGCTACCATTGCTGATGTAGTGTTTGTGTTAAGTGCAGCAGATACTGGAGGTGTAGATGGAGCAGACGCAACGGTAGCCACTGCGGGAGGAGTTGCTGATGGTGTTGCTGCTGCGGCAGCAGTAGTTTGTTGAACTGCCGAGGAAGAAGATGCTGGTAAATTTGAAGAAGCATCAAGTGACGTTTTTACGTCTACGCCTTGTCCCGCATTTGCCCATGGTGCGTGTGCGGGTGCGCGCGAGCATATTGAAAGTAATTTTCCAGGAGCAGCCATGAAGCCTTTGGTTTGATCGTATAGCGTATCAGTTTGTGCAACCAAAGGAATGATTGGAACTGCTACTGGTGATGTTCCGGGAGCACCACTGTTTAAATTTACTTTTGATCCGTTTACGTATGCCTGACCTCCACCGACGAGTGATGCGTCACCTCCTGCACCAAGTGCAATTGCTCCACCAGCAAGCACTGTATATTTGCCGAGTGCACTAAAGTTAATATCTTGCGTTGCTCTACCTGTTATAACCTGTTCAGAGTTAAATCGTATGTTCTTACCTTGGAAATTCATATCTTCCATTGCATGAATATTGATATTCTGGTCTGCATGGAGGTTTAAGTCACCCTGGGTTCTCACATTAACTGAGTTAGTAGAGTACATATCAATCGTGCCCTCTTTACCCAACTCAATATATGATTGGCCATTTGAGTGGAGAATCATTAATGTCTGACCATCATCGCTCATTAGAATTTGATGACCAAGTGCAGTTCTGATTCTTATAAGCTGGTCGCGACCGATGACATCCCCATCGTCCATAACGATTGAATGGCCGCCGCGTCTTGCCACAATTTGAAGTTGCGTGTTTTTTGATGGGTCTAGATTATTTGGTAGAGTTGAGTCATCATACCCACCAGCATAGATTGGTCTTCCGGGTGTGGATACACCCCAACCAACGCGACTGGCTGGTTCACGTGAAGCACTAGACGAAATAGGTCCACGAATAGGATCACGTATGATTCCTTGCTGGTTCATTATAGAAGCAGTATAACTATGTACTGGTCTAGGAGATGAATTAAACTGTGGGCTGTTTGTTTGACTTGGATTATTAGTATTCATGTTAGTCACTGGTAGCCTGACAGCACCACCATAACTCTCAGCTTCACCATCATTTGCAACAATATTATCAGATGAACCTATAGCAGGAACCATGTGCAGGGATTCAGGTTCTGGAACAGAACCTATATAAAAACCATAGTTTTGGTCACCATTAACGAATATACAAATAACCTTAGTACCGATATCGGGAGGAGCGTTCCATTGCCCATATGAACTAGGATTAGATTTATATGTCCCATTATCATCACTCCCACTTCCTGCTGTAGGTTGGACCGTCCCAAAAAATGTACTGAGGTAGCTTACTGTAACCCAATTATCGGAACTATCCGAGTCGTTTGGACTTTTGTCACCAAGAAGAACTTTGATACGTCCAGAACATGTTGGGTCAATATTATCTTTGACTATACCAAAAACAGGAAAGTTTTTAGTATTTCCTCCACTGGTCTTTGCTGGATCGGCGGTTTTTAGTGCACCTGTCGTTTTCACTGTGTCTAATGGCATATGTTATTCTCTTTATAAGCTATTAATTTTCGGTACTATTGCTACTCATACTAACCCAAGATGAAGTTGTAGAATTCCATACATAATTTGAACCCGGAGGTGTTCCCACAGGGTTAGCCGAGCTACTAGTGGCGACACCATCATCATTTGCTACTCCTTGAGAAGTCGTTGCTTGGGTTGGTGTATTGGTAGACGTGTTAGTTGGGGTTTGTTGTGGCTGAGCATTATTAACCGGAGGATCAGCAACAGTACCGGAATTCGTACTACTCTTTGTTGGGTTCGTGCTTGGTCCACTGGCGGTTCCGGTACTTGACGTTGTTGGTCTTGCGTTTCCAGTATTGGTAGGCTCAGAATCCTGCATGGTATTCACTATTCCTTCCAATTTCTGTTTAAATGATCCATTGGAAAAAGTACTAGTAACATCAGTCAACATATAACTAATACCTTTTACATTAACATTTTGTGGATATTTAAAAAACAAAATACTATCGTTAATGGAAAGTGTTCCGGGATTTCCGGTTATACCTTGACCATTTGTACTGTTTGCAGGTATAATGTTTACGCCACCCGATGAATAATCAACCGCTTCTTTGAAATTTACCTCTATGAATACCTGACCTCCATTTGGGTTTATAGTAAATCCATCCGGCCCATAAAACTGATCATATACAGTGTTAATACTCGATTCAGTGACGGACATGAGATAATCAGGATCACCAAAAATAGTCATTGACATATCTGCATATGCAGTCGGATCATACAAATTGGTTATATAGGAATTTTGTGCTTCCATACCATCACCAATTTTGCCAGTAGTTGGTTGATTTGTTTTTTGATTTGGTGCAAGAGCAATATCTTGCTGACTAGCAGATGTTGGGGGAGACTTATTGGAAGTAGTAGATGTTCCGGGCTGGGCATTTCCTGTATTGGAACCGCCACTTCCATTATTGTTACTTTCGGATGCTCCTCCTATAACATAGTTATAGTACAGATTATTCATATTCTGCTCATATGATATGATTTCTGAATTTTGTCCAGTGTACCAGTAATCATATCTTTTATGAGGACCATAATATGAAGGGCCACCTTTAGCGTAGGGAGTTTCAACAACCGGCGTTTTATACACTGATATTACATAATTGATATTGTATGTCCAATCTTTTATAGAATCGTCCCATTGTGGTTTTGATATCTCTGGACTACAATTGTACCAGTTTATTTCAGCTTTTCCAGTACTTGTTACAGTTGGTTGTCCTCCCTTTTTCGGATCGGCTTCAGGAACAGAAGCATAGATTGCGTTGAGAGCATCTGACAAATATGTGCTTTGCGCGATTATTTGGTTTATAGCTGCAAGAATAGTTTGATCATTATTGAATGTTATGCTTCTTGCTTTTGTGTTTGTGATGGCGCGTATTTCAGTTGCAGCATTTGATTCTTCTGTTGTTTTTGCAGAACTAGTTGGCGTTTTCGATTTGTCTAAATCTGCTTGAGAGAAGATAGAAGCATTATATATAAGTTCAGTTCCAGGATTAAACGTTACGGTATACGTGTTTGCCAATTTAGATATAGGTGGATTCTGTTTCTTTTGTGATGACGATATCGTGTTTAGTTTTGTGAACAGATCGCCAATCAGTTCATCTACCGTTGTTCCAGTAACAGTTATATTATAAGGAATAATCCCCCTTTTAGTGGAATATGCCGCGCCCGGAGAAAGAGCGGCTGCTTCTACTGCATACTGCACAACCCTTCCATCAATTTTGGTTTTAACGGCAGTAATACCTATATCATGAAAAGTCTCAAAAAGCGCACCATTAGATGAATTTGGGTCTAGTGGACTGCCATCAAAAACTTCAGTAGGTTTAACTAAGTTTCCAGATGAATCATATCCAAAAAAAC